TCTTTCAAACAAAAAGCAATTTTCATAACTGTTACATATTTCTTCAGCAGTGGCCCAGCTATAGCTTTTTGGAGGTACTACCAATGTGACTAATTTATCCATCCAATCTAAATATATTGAAATAGCCGTAATTGGGTTAAACGGGTCGTCTGGTTTTGAAAAGCCTCGCTCAGGATCAAAGTCGGTTTCAATGTCAAAAAATGCTGTATGTAATTTGGGAGATTCTGCACCCAAGTAATTTTCTTCCAAACAGCGGAATATTGGATTGATATCGCTTTCCCATAATTTCTTATGGTTATTGGCTTTTAATTCTTTTTGAAATTCTTTACCACTGCGGGTACTAAACCTACTCAGTGGTGTGTTATAGATACTAGTAAACTTTCCCTTGGGATCGTTATAGTAAAAAACATAATTAGCTGGATATTCTTTATAAACACGTTCACCGTTTACACGTTCAACCACATGTATTCGGTCATGTGCTCTATCCATTAATGCATCAACATATGACATAATTTTTCCTTGATGTGACTTCTAGCTCACACATACTCTACATGCCGTTTAGTGTCCGGCGAGACTAAAATATTTATTATGATCAAAAAAGATTCTGATTATAAGTCACCGGCATTTCACAAACAAACTGCCCAGTCAGTAAATGTTTAATCACATTACAATCACCACCAGTAGCTGCTGATCCTGCATGATCCCCAATACCCTTGCCAGTTGTAACCATAGATCCTACACTGGCTACCGTGTAAGCGGCACATCCCTGCAATATCAATACTGTCGTCAAAACCAAAGTCAATCGCATCTTAGAAAATCATTCTTAATAGGCCAACACTATCAATAGTCACAAGCAGGAGGTAGTTAGCCAGCATTCCAAAACTTTTCCTAGTATAAGCAGCCCAAGCATACATAGCGCAGCCAATAATCCAAATAGGATAAAGTACAAGTAAAGGTGGATTCGGTACAGTGATCGCCATTGTAATCGAACATCCAATGCTAATAGCCCAAGCCACAACTTCAATGAAGAAACGAGTAGGATAAGTCTTATAGTCATCTCGTATCCATTGTACTGTAGGCCTAAAGAGATCAATGATCATTAAAGGGTTTTCCCCACCGTCTCTAAGATGTCATTCAATGCTTCGTGATCTTTATTAGTTTCGCCCAAATTTGCCTTATGTGCAATTTTGATCGCTTTCTTCAAAATGCTGGGTTTAACTTCCAATTCTTCTGCCACTGCTTTCACAGTATCGTTCAATCCGGCAGTCAAATCTTCAATTTCGTGAAGTGTACGCATACCTTCATTAATAATTTGATTCAGCTTAATTTTTTGTTCTGCATTAAACATCTTTGAGCTCATAAGTATTCTCCAATAAAAGCATATTATATATGAAAAAGTTGACTAGTTCAACAAAAACTGCGTATTTTGGTAATCTTAAGCTGGAAAATGCTCACTTTTGAGATTCTGAGTAGCGAATTCAGCCGTCTCAGGCCAGCAGCCGGCCTCACCACGTAACTAAGTTACGGTCCTAAGGTGACTCTTTTTACCACTTACGACAGCTCCAATATCTAGCTGTAGTTTTGTCGTGAGCAGTATCACATTTATGTCTGGCTCTAAAGCTTTTTCTATGTTTGGGTAGATGTTTTTTAATAGTCATATTTGGATCACCAAAATTGACCTTAACCACATTCCCATTAGACTTTTTAACATAGACTTTGAATTTTTTAACATCACCGCGCATGGGTTTGTTGAGTTGAACTTTTCTTCCTTGATATTCAGCTTCATTTAATTGATTATCTTCATCATATGACATAATGCCATATGCTTCGAAAAACTCGTCGCCATTATATGTTTCCTCGCCATCAATGGTTTGCATTGTTGATTTAGATTCATTCAATGATGAATGTTTATTTAAAATTTCATAAATTAGCATAATATTAGCCCAATGTTGATCTAAGCATCCAACTGTGTTTGCGATGGGCGTCCATTCTTTCAGCTAAGAAATTGCTAAATCCAATCTCACCAGCAGCTTCGCTCAAGTCATAAACCATTTTAAAAACCTTGCACATTTTATCGCTATCTTCTAATAGTTCAGCAATCATTGCTTGTGATGGTAAAACTTCTAATTCATCGTTAATAGCAGTAAGCATACTAAATCTATCAAAACTAGCTGGAGTGAATGATCCTAATTTGCGTATATTTTCTGCAAATGGGTCGATAGAGTCACCAACTTCTTCGTAGATTGTTCCAAACAATTGATGATATTGTGGAAAGTTTATTCCTGTGACGTTCCAGTGAAAATTCTGTGCTTTCAAGTAAAAGCTATATTCACTAGCAAATGCAATTTTTGCGGCTTTGATTAATTCTGTAGTCATTTTTTCTTAGTGTTTTTATTATTTAGCATACCACGTTTATTAGCCGTTGCCCAAGCTATAGATTCGGCTTCTTTAGCAGCATGTCCTGCTTTAATTTCACTTTTCTTAACTGCGTCAACAAATGAATCAACCTTTGTGCCTTCCAACATGCCTTGCTCTGGCTTCTTTTTTACAGGAACATCAAATACTGTACGATACTTGCGAGTTTTTTCGTTCCATTCTGTGCGGCCTGTCACACCAGACAACTTTTCTTCTGGTGTCATTTCATCCCAAGTCTTGGCCACAGTATCTGGTTCGGGTTGTGTGTTTTCAGACAAAATCTCCAAACTTCCAGGACTCAACCAATAGATTTTATTAGTTCTATCTGGTTTGACTGGAACTCCAGTACTTCTTCTATCTTCTATAGGTATAGTATTGGGATCAACAATAGTTCCCAAATTTGGTCCCATTAGGGGATGACTCACTCTTGTTCCTGGTTTGAATTTTGTCGAATCAATTCGACCATTACTATATGAGCTTCTATACTCATCAAGTTCTGATTCAAAAAATAAATCAATGAGTTTCATAATTATTTAACAACGCCAGCTTTTTTCAACAAGTCATCCAATTGTTTTTGTTCTTGCGGATTCAAAGTGGATGTAGTCGCTGCTGTATTTGCCGCGGTATTTGCTGTTGGTGCGGGGCTAGTACCTGTAGCTTGTGGTGGATTATTTGCTCCCAACTCATCTAATTTAGATTGTTCTTTAAACATTCCCTTTACTTTTTCGCCAGCTTTAAAAGCCAAGTGGGTTACCAAGTGGGTTATATCGTCCAATGGATCGCGACCCCAATCTTGTTTATGTTGACTTTGGTCAACTTCAGCATTTCTTCTAACTTTGCTATCTTTATTTGCATTATTTGCATCAAAATAATGTTGTGGTGCTCTACTATCTTCCGCCACACCTTGTTCATTAATATTATTTAATATTCCTGCTTTTTTCATTGCTTTTTTGGTTTCAGGACCTACATCAAAAGCCAAATCAAGGTTGCCGTCCTTTACTACAATAAATTGGGATAAACTTCTAAAGATAGGTTGTTTACCATCTGAACTAAGATTTAGTGTATAGTATGTATTTGTTTTCGTATCAAAGACTGCTTTTGACTCATCATTTGGTGTTAGTCTAACTGTTGTGAGCAAAAATCCATCACCCAAATTTTTCCCAACAGGTTCAGCCTGTGCCTTTCCAGCAACAGATGAGGCAGCGGCGCCTAAGGCAGCAGCACCTAGGCCTTTCAAAAATCCTCTACGGTCAATTTCATTCAAGTTACCTTCGTCCATTTCCTGGTCTGACTCCACGTCCGGCCATGATGGATTTGCCAATTTGTCAAAGTCGCAAGTACAAGCAGACTCATCTGCTTGGAGATTTGGGAATCCATGGGATCCATGTACTGGGCACTCGTCGTCTTGATCTTCCGTCACACCTTTTCCTCCAATGAGTTTTTTACGCTCCTCTGGACTTAGTTCATCTATCCAATTTGGATTATGATATGGCTGAGGGTGCTTTGGCCAACTATTTGGTTTTTGTTTAGCGTACCAATCTTTTTTCCACTGCGGCAATTCTTTGGATCCTTCCGCCATGCCTTGTTGGCCTGATAGCATTTGTACTGCTAGGTCATAATACTGTTGACGACTTTGTCTGGGCCGATTGGCTTGAAGATCGGATTTTTCTAATTCGTTTGCATAATATTTGACACTATCTTCAGATGGGGCAGTGACCTTTTCTAGTTGTTTCTGCCATTTGATCGCTATGTCACCAGCTTCTTCTTCGCCAAACTCATCGATCCAGTATTGTTTTGCACCAGGATCTATAGCAAGAGTGCGCCCATTCCATGTGCCTATGAGTCTGCCGGCTTTGTTATAGTATTTGCCGTCAGGTTGCAGTCCCGGTGTTGGTGTTACACCTTCCGCCACACCATGCAAATATTTGTTAATCCTTGCTGCCCAATCTGCTTCTGGATACTCGTCATTAGCCACAGCGGCTTTGCCATCTGTTTGGGCCCACTGGACCAGTTGTTTTTGAAGCTCCGGTGATAACCTTTTTAGCATTGGCTCAATGTCTAAATCACGTTCTTGACGCATTAGATCATCGAGCATTTTGAATGCATCATCGATACTATGATTGAAATAACCTTCCGCCAGTTCTTTTTCATCAGATTTGTTACATTGGCATGGAGTCTGTTTACAAACATTACAAGCCTTAGAATCTTGTTTTTTCATGTCCAGATATTTTTTCATCAAAACATCTTCTAATGTTGAAGTTTCTAAAATAAACTTGGTTTTCATTTTTTGGTAGTCCTTTTAATTGGCTTTTTAAATAAATTTTGTGGTGGAGCTGCTGCTATACTAACACTGGATGAAGAACTTGCGTCTTCGCCAATCTTTTCACAGCTACCTTCTTCTCCGCGTTTTTTGCCTGGAACTTTTCTAAAACCTGTCCAGCACTTGTCGTAGATTTTACTATTACCGTGAGCTTCACACATGCCACAGTCTGGGCAAACTACTTCCATCTCTATACTTTCATTGTGTTTCTTCTTACCAGCACAGTGGGCCTTTTGTGAGAATCCTTTGGGATGGCTGCAATCGATACTGCTTTTGTATTTTTGACTCCACTCTTCCGCCACACCTTGCTGAAACTTTTTAGCATCACGAACCTGAGGAATCTTTTCGCCTGCTTTTAGTTTATGGCTAATATTTTTGTCCATAGACTTTTTGAAGCCTTCTTCGTCGCCATTGTCAAACGCATCATCTGCTTTGCGACCGTGGTGGTTAGCAACAGCATTGTGATACATAGACTTCAAGCCTTCCGCTACACCTTTATATCTTGCTTCCGTATCTTTGTATTGTGATAGCTGGCGTCGATATTGTGATAGCTGGCGTGATGCTATTTGGCGCATTTCAAAACTAGTCTTTGGATTATCCAACATTTCTTTTGCTACTGCAATTCTATGCTTTACTGTATCAACATCATTGGTAAAACCTTCCATTACACCTTCTTCGCGTTCGGCACCACGACCATCGGCATCAAATGCAACTTGTTCAACCTGAGTCCACACACTGGCCGGAACATACATTGTGCCTGACTCGGGATCTTGACTGACCACATTGCCAAATTTGCGCATGACCGCTTGGTAAGCAAGCTCGGTGTCTAGATGGAATCCCACCTGCTCTTCAGAGTTTTCTGACATGCCTTGAGGCATAGCTGGTTTTGCTGTTTGAAGTACGGTTGCTTTATTTACAGGTTTAGTGGGAGCCTTAAATGTAGTATTTACATTAGCATATCCGGTTGGACTAACACCAAAATTTGGAGTTTTAGCAGGTCCAGGTTTAACATATTTTTCCATACCCGGCAATTTCATTACATTAGAAGCGTTATACCCTTGAGCAGTTGCTGCTTTATTTGTTGGTTGTGCTACTTGAGCATTTGGATTGGTTTTAGGAGTTGCTGCGACAGTTGTATTCAAAGAGCTATATGCCTGGTTAACAATTTCAAATGGCACACCTGCATCATGAATAATTTTAGCAACAGTTTCACTATCTAGGGGACTTCCGGCCTTTTTCCATGTCTGTAATAATTTATCAGCAGTGATTTTATTTGTTAGATTAGCACCTTTAGTTTGTGCCCAGTTCATTGCCTTACCGGCCGCACCCTTGACACTATCCCAAACACCTTCGTCAAGTTTATTCTGATTTTCAACAATATAACCTATCAATAAAAATATTTGAGATTCTGACAGATTGACTGATTCTTTTAACCCAGCAGCTATGTCACTAGAGATTGAAGAGCCTTGATATAACATTGGTGCAACATTTTTTCCGTTTTGCGCCAGACCTGCAAACTGATTTGCGTTCATAGTTTGGAATGGTATATCGCCTTGGAATACCTTATTACCGGCTGCATCAAAAACCTTCAAACTTTTACCTGCGCCATCGTAAGTGAACCCGTCGCCCGGAGGGAATTTGTTTTGAAACCAATCCATTTTTGATTGATCAGCAGCAAGTGCTTTTTGAATGTCGGGCGACATGTTCCCAGTACCCCCAGGTGGTTGGCCCTTTAAATACTGCCCAATTTGGCCAGCTGCATAGGCAGTGGCTCCTGTTTTGGCACCACTATATGCAGCACTACTAAACTTTTCACCTTGTAATAATTTGTCTACCATTTTGAATAGACCCAAAGCAGCAGCGCCGCCCAAACCAACACCAGAAATTCCAGCAGCAGCAATCAATGCTGAATAAATCAAACTCTGGGCAATAGGGTGTTTCTTAGCAAAATCGCGATAATACTGAATATATTTCATCACCCCTTGATCGCCGCCCGTAGCTTGCTTTAGCTTTTCTGCAGCCGCATCATAAGTGGCATCCATATTCTTAATAGGACCAGAATTTTGTACTTTGGTTTTTAAATCTTCCCAGGCTTTATTAACTGCCACAGCAGCATCTTTGCCTTTACCAAGCATGGTTCTGTTGCTGCCAGAAGCATTAGCACCTTTTTCTATTTGTTGAAATATTTGACTAATCTGATCAACAGTTAATTGTGCTTCCATTAATTTTTTACCAGCATCTTCCCATAACTTTTGAGTAACAAGAGCTTCAGTAATTATTGTTTTAGAATTTTTAAAACTTTTAGATTCTGCTACATCTTGAGGCTTAGCCGATTCGCTCAAGGCTCGAGCAATCATTTGCTCTGCTGACTCTTCATCAAATGCTGCCGGCATAACTTCTTGTGACTCAGAATTCTTAGACATTAATTCATATTCCAACCACTCACAAACTGTTCTAAGATAATCATTGGCTAATGTGATTTTTTCACTTGCCCAGGCATCAATACCATCTTGTTCACTAACCTGTTTTAATAGTTTGTGAAGTTTGATAGCATTGGCGGCACTGTGATAACACTCTTCTCTAGCCATTTGAATTTCGTGGTCAACATGCATGATATGTGCATCATCTGCAATTTGACTTTCTTTAATAAAATCGGTGGTCTTCATAGGTTTTTCTCAATAATAGTATATTTATAGCTTATGCAAATTACTTGCCCTCGGCTTCACTTTTACAGCCTTCCCAGAAACTATTGCTATTGCCATATGGACATTGGTTTGGGTCAGTGATTCCCCACGCTTGAGCCCAAGCATCACCAGCTTGATGCCCACTGCAATCTTTAGTGCATGGATAGCCCCTATGCATTAAACCAGCACCTTGCTCTTTAACTTTGCGCTTTTTTGTTTTAACGAATTCTTTTGCTCGCATAATGTATTTATAGCGACAGCAATAGAAAAGGGCAATCTTTCACAAGACGCCCTTTTAATATTAACCAAATTAAAATTACGCTTGTTTTTGCTCTTCAGGCTTAGCTAAACTAAATTTAGGCATTTCATTTAAATCGCCCTTATATTCATAATGGCCAACGTGATTTAATAGGATTTTACTGTGTGCCCAAATCTCACCACCCAATTCTCTCCAACGACGACAGAATAACCAGTCCTCGCTTAGATAGTGACCCTTAGCATCAATCTTGCAATCAAAGATTGCATACATATTTGGCTCGTGCTCTTTGCCAATCCCAACATCATCCACATATTTGCTGTCTGGATGAGCTTGAATTAACTTTTCATAAACTTCACGACGGAATAACAAAAAGCCTGTGCCCGCAGTATCTACTGTGAAAATATCACCTTGGATTCTAGTTTGTGGCAATAGATTAATCACATATTTTGTTGGGATAGATTTCTTTGGATAAAGTCCAGCAACAACATCTTTTTCACAACTAACTAGTTGAAAAATTGACTCTGGTTGAAATCTAATATCTGCATCAATAAACATAAAATGTGTGGCGTTTTTATTGCCCATCATTTTAGCCATCAAATTATTTCTACCACGCTGCACTAGACTCTCATTAACCATTGTGTCTAGACTCCAATTAAGTCCATGTTTTGCTGCCAATAGTGTAAATCTAAGTAAACTAGTCATTGTGGGCTCACTAACCATACCGCCATAACAAGGCATACCAATGTGAATATGATATTTGCTAAAATCATATTGAATGTTTTCTGCAGGTTTGGTTTGACTAACATCAGATCCTGATTGTTTATTTTGCAATAGGACGTTTTGAATTTTTTTAGCTACTTCATCGGCATCAATGCCAGGGGGTTTGATATTTTCTTGAGTCATTTTAAATAATTTAGTGTTTAGTTTTCAGCTTGATCTGCGATAACCTCTACCACAGTACCAGTTGATATTAGTGATTGTACAACTTCTTCTAAACTTTGTACAGTGTCTGCGTCAATTAATTCTGCAGATTTATCATTATCTTTAACCAATTTGCTCAATTTGATAATTACCATTTGTTCGATTATTTTGGCCATATTCGTTCTTTCTTGAATAAATTTATTTATTGATGTTCTGACACCGAGTGAATATTTGTTACACAACCAGGCTCAATTAATTCAAGCATGGTAACAATATTTTTATCATTTGAATAGAACCATAAATTCCATGCACTGTCATATGGTGTACTCAAATTCCTCAACACACTGGGGGAAAGTTTAACTAAATCCCCCAAATTAATCAAATAATTTCTGATTCCGATCTTACTGTCATTGGCATACCTACCATCTTTAAGAATAATTTTATATTCATAACCATTTGATTTTGTCAGTAATACTGTTCCAGATTTTAATAAATCAAAACACTCTCTATCTTTCGGAGCCGTTAATTCTAATAGATTATTTTTTTGATCAATTAAGTTATTGGCGATACCATATAATATATCCTCTGATTCCGCATATATGGATATATATGGTTCCTCAACTCTAAATTTGATATCTTTTTGATTTTCCAATTTGATAGTTAACATTTCAGCAAGATGATCCACATTAACTGATTCAATCTGTGATTTTTTTGCCCGCCAACTACCAGCATAATTATAAACACTTAAAGATTTTCTATAATCCAATATGCTTTCAATGTCTGATTTAAGATTGGCCACTGATAGACATCTGCCACCAGGACAAAAATATTTCAAACTAAAGCAAAATCTATTATAGAATCTCTTTCTAGTTTCTTTAACAATAATTTTATTGTTTAAACTTCTCCAGTTGAATTTCAACATAGTTAGTTTTTGATCTCATCGTCAGTTTCAAGTAATGGAACTTCTTGAACTATTGCAAAGTCCACAACACCATCATTAATATCAACCACAATTGTTGATCCGTCAGTAACACCACCAAACAATATCTTCTTACTAATTGGAACTTTGATTAAATCATTGATCACTCTTGCTAGAGGTCTCGCACCCATCTTACTATCAAAACCCTTATCAATTAAATGATCAACAATGGCCGATGACAATTGTAATTTGATTTTCTTTTCATGTAGAAGATCATTAGTTTCTGCCATGAATTTATCAACAATCTTACGCATACTTTCTTGATTTAATTTGTTGAATTTACAAATGCCATCCAATCTATTTCTAAATTCAGGCTTGAAAAAATCCTTCACCGCCTTGTCATCTTCGCCAGATTTTTCCAAAGTTCGACCAAAGCCAATATTGTTGCGCTCATTGTCACTTGCGCCCAAGTTACTTGTTAAGATAATAATAGTATTTCTTGCATCAGCTTTTTTTCCATTACTGGCAGTAATTGTTCCCTCATCCATCAACTGCAACAAAATGTTACTGACATCTGGGTGAGCTTTTTCAATTTCATCAAACAAAATAATACTATTAGGGCTTTTCTCCAAAGACGATATTAATGCGCCACCAGCCAAATTACTATCATCATAGCCCACATATCCTGGAGGGGCACCAATCAACTTAGCCACACTGTGCTTTTCTTGAAATTCACTCATATCAAATCGAACTAATTTCATTTCCAAATGCTCACTTAGCAATTTAGCAAATTCACTTTTGCCAGTACCAGTGGGGCCTAGGAACAGAAAACTACCAATTGGCTTATTCAATGATTTCAACCCTGCTTTAGCTACATAGATTTTTTCTAGAACAGTTTCGATAACTTGATTTTGACCATATAGTTTTTGTTTAATTTTTTCCTCTAAGCCAATTAAATTATTACCAGCTTCCTCACCAATTTGATTCACAGGTATTTTAGTATATTTGCTTAAAATATTAACAATATCACTGCGATCGATTACGAAATCGCCCGCTAATATCTTTTGTTGAGCACATGCAGCATCTATTAGATCAAGTGCTTTATCGGGTAGCTTTTTATCTGTTTGATATCTGACACTGAGATCAACGGCTGCTTCGATTGCGCTATCACTAATATGTCCTTTATGAAAGGATTCAAAATGTGGTTTCAATCCCCTCAAAATATCTTTAGCTACACTTGGACTAGGCTCTTCAACGGTAAGCCTATAAAACCTACGCATTAAGGCACGATCCTTTTCAAAACTCTGTGTATATTCTTCCCAAGTAGTACT